CGATCTCCCGTACCGATGGCGGGGCCGGTACAACGAGGATACCGACCTCGCACTCCGGGCGCTCAAAGACGGCTGGTGCACCGTGCTCTTCCTGGCCTTCCTCCAGAAGAAAATGGCGACCATGAAGGTGAGCGGCGGGAACACCGAGGAGCTCTACAAGCTCGCTGACGGCCGGGACGGCCGTCTCCTGATGGCGCAGTCGCTCCGGTTACAACACCCCGATGTGGTCAAGGTAACGCGCCGATGGGGCCGATGGCAGCACCAGGTCGACTACCGCCGCTTCAAGTCGAACCGGCTGATCCGGAAGCCCGGCCTGGAGATCGCGGCCGGCCCGAATGAGTACGGCATGCGCCTGGTCGAGGTGCGCTAATGGCTCGGCCGACCAAGCTCACACCCGCCGTCGAGCGGATCATCCTCGACGCGCTGCGGGCCGGAGCGACCCGGACGGCGGCGTTCCAGGCGGCCGGCGTCGCCCGATCCAAGATTAGCGTCTACCTGCGTTTCGGGACGTTTCGGGACGCGGTCTTAATGGCCGAGGCCTCGGCCGAGGTGCGCGCCGTCGTGACGATCCGCCAGGCGATCAACAGCAACGACTGGCGGGCAGCCGCCTGGTGGCTCGAGCGCCGGCGTCACGAGGACTGGGGCCGGCGAGACCGCCTGGAGCTGCTGACGACGATCCGGGAGCTGGCGCGCGAGCACGGCCTTTCAGCGGACGAAGAGCGCGAGGCCGTCGCCGAGGCGTCGAGACTGATTCAGGAGCACGGCCGTGCCGGTCGCGGCTGAGTCGGCCGTCGTCGCGTTCGCGGCCGGCCAGGCCGTGCGGTCGGTCCTGGCGCGCCGCGACTCCGCGCTGTCGCCGGGCGCCGCGCGGACGTTGCGGCCGTCGCAGGTCACACCCGCCGGCGACTGGCGGACCTGGCTAGTCCTGACCGGGCGCGGCTGGGGCAAAACGCTGGCCGGCACCAGCGACCTCGCCGCCTACGGCCGGGCGCAGCCGGGCGCCCGCCTGGCGATCGTCGCGCCGACCTACGCCGACGCCCGCGACACCTGCGTTGAGGGCGCCTCCGGCCTGCTTTCGGCCCTGGCGCCGGCCGAGGTCCGGACCTGGAATCGCTCGCTCGGCGAGCTGGTCATGACGAACGGGACGCGCGTCAAGCTGTTCTCGGCCGACGAGCCCGATCGGCTACGCGGGCCGCAGCACCACCGCGCCTACTGTGACGAGCTGGCCGCCTGGTCGTATCCCGCGACCTGGGATATGCTCCAGTTCGGGCTCCGCCTGGGATCGGACCCTAGGGCCGTCGTCACGACGACGCCGCGCCCGACGAAGCTGGTGCGCGACCTGGTGGCGTCTCCGACCACGCACCTGACGACCGGCTCGACGTACGAGAACCTCGAGCACCTGCCGGCCGCGTTCCGGGAGCAGATCCTGGCGCGCTACGAGGGCACCCGGCTCGGGCGTCAGGAGATCCACGGCGCGCTGCTGGTCGACGTCCCGGGCGCGCTCTGGCGGCATGAGTCGATCCTCCGGGCGCCGCCGCCGGCCGACCTGGTCCGGGTGGTCGTGGCGGTCGATCCGGCCGCGACGTCGTCGGAGGACGCCGACGAGACCGGCATCATCGTGGCCGGGCTCGGCGCTGACGGCCGCGGCTACGTCCTGGCTGACCGCTCGTGCCGGCTCTCGCCGGACGGCTGGGCGCGCCGCGTCGTCGCGGCGTTCGACGAGTTCTCGGCGGATCTCGTCGTCGCGGAGGTCAACAACGGCGGCGAGATGGTCGGCGCGACGATCAAGACCGTGCGGCGTCGTATCCCGTACAAGGCGATCCACGCCTCGCGCGGCAAGGCGATCCGCGCGCAGCCAGTGGCGGCGCTCTACGAGCAGGGCAACGTGTCGCATGGCGAGATGTTTACGGAGCTGGAGGACCAGTTGACCTCGTGGACGCCGGAGAGCGGCACGTCGCCGGATCGCCTGGATGCGCTGGTCTGGGCGATCACCGAGCTGCTCGTGAAGGACCAGCGGCAGGTCTACGTCTACTGAAAGGCGGTGCGCAATGGGCATCTTCGACTGGCTAGGACCGACGAGCCTGAGTACGCGGCGTGGCTGGGATCAGCTCCCGGCGCCGGCCCCGGCCGAGCAGAAAGCGGCGCCGCTCGGGACGGTCCGCACGCTCGACGGCTACGGCCCCGCGCTGACCGTGCGGACGCTGGTCCACGGGCCCGGCGCGTCCGAATCGCTGTACGGTGCGTACGGCGCGTCCGCTAATAGCGCCGTCTACGCCTGCCTTCAGGCGATTGCCCGGGCGGTCGCCGAGCCTGACCTGCTGGTCTACCGCGTCCAGGACGGCGAGCGGATCCCCGTCACCGACAGCCTGCTCGGCGTGCTGTTCGCGCACCCGAACCCGCATTTCAGCCTCGACACGCTGCTGGCCTACGTCGCCACCTGCCTCGACACCGACGGCAACGCCTACTGGCACAAGCTCCGCGCCGGCGACGCCGAGCGCGGGACCGTCGTCGAGCTCTGGCCGATCTCGCCGTCGCGGATGACGCCGACGACGGAGAACGGATCGGCGCAACTGGTCGACTTCTACCGCTACGCCTACGCGCCCGGCCGCTACCTGGACCTGGCGCCGGCGGACGTCGTCCACTTCCGCAACGGGCTCGACGACGGCGACCACCGGCTCGGCTGCTCGCCTTTGAAACGGCTGGCTAGAGAGATCTCGGCGGACGACCAGGCGACCCGCTACGCCGACCGGCTGCTCGCGAACCTCGCCGTCAACGGCCTGACGCTCTCGTTCGACAAGGACAGCCCGAGCATCGACCAGGCGACGGCTGACGAGTTGAAAGCCCGGATCGTCGCGGCCTACGGCGGCGACGCGGTGGGCTCGGCGGCCGTCCTGTCGCCGGGCGCGAAGCTCGAGGCGCTCGGGTTCAGCCCCGCGCAGATGGACATGAAAACCTTGCATCGCGTCCCTGAGGAGCGGATCAGCGCGGTCCTCGGCGTCCCGGCCATCGTGGCCGGCCTGGGGGCCGGCCTCGACCGCTCGACCTACGCCAACGCCCGGGAGTCTCGAGAGATCTTCACCGAGATGAAGCTGATCCCGCTCTGGCGGTCGCTCGCCGCCGAGATCACGCTCCAGCTCGTGCCCGACTTCACGTCCGATCCGGCCGTCCTGGTGGAGTTCGACATTGCCCAGATCCGGGCGCTAGCCGACGACGTCAACGCGCAGGCCGAGCGGCTGCAGCTGCTGACCGAGGCCGGCATCCTGACGACCGACGAAGCGAGAGCGGAGCTCGGCTACGAGGCGCTCCCGGCTCAGCCGGCGCCGGCCGCGCTCAGGGAAGCGGCCAGCCGGCGGTTGCAGGTCCGCGCCCTGCCCGCGCCCGAGACGAAAGCGGCCGAGGATTTGCCTGGAGCGTACGAGCGGATGCGGGGCCGCGAGCTCCCGACCTGGGAATCGGAGCTGCTGGCGTTCCTGGACCGCCAGCTCCGCCGGGTCGAGCGCCGGCTCCGGGCCGGCGGGGACACCGCCGATGAGCTGGTGCCCGAGGGTGAGGCGGTGCTGCTCGGCGAGACGCTGACGCCGCTACAGCTCCGGCTGCTCGGCGAGGTCGAGCGGCTGGTGGAGGTGGAGCTCGGGATCAGCTTTCAGCTCGACGACCCGGCAACGCGAGCGTACTTGCGGTCGGCGGGCGTCAACATCGTCGGGATCACCGACACCACGCGGCGAGCCGTCCAGGACGCGCTGACCGAGGGCCAGCAGGCCGGGGAGGGGGTCGAACCGGTAGCGCGCCGGCTCCGCGAGCTGCCGGCGTTCGGCGAGGCTCGCGCTCGCGTCGTCGCGAGGACGGAGCTCGGGACGTCGCAGACACAGGCGGCGCTCACGAGCTACCGAGGCTCCGGCGTGGTCGTCGGCGTCCGCGTTCACGACGGCGACTACGACGCGACGTGCGCGGCGATCGACGGCCGGACGTTCCCGCTCGACCAGGTGCCGCCGGCGCTCCAGCATCCAAATTGCACGAGGGCTTTTAGTCCGGTCGTCGACGCCGAAGAGCTGACGCGGTCGGCATGAGCGGCCGGCCGCTCGTCTCGGTCATCACGCCGACCTGGCAGCGCCACGCCCTGCTGGCCGAGGCGATCGAGAACGTCAGGCAGCAGACGTACCGGCCGCTCGAGCACGTCGTCGTCTCGGATGGCCAGGACGGCGACCTCGTGCGCTGGATCGTGGCGACGCGGTACAACCGGCCGTGCCCGGTCGATCCGGCCGACGACGTCTCGCTCCGCTTCGTCGAGCTCGGCCAGCACTGGACCGGCATCCTCCGCGACTCCTACGCCGCCGCGCCGCTGACCGTCGGCATGTTCCTGGCGCGTGGGGCCTATCAGATGTGGCTGGCCGACGACGAGCGGATAACGCCCGACCACTGCGCCGCGCTGGTCGAGCTCCTCGAGGCCCGAGGCGCCGACCTGGCGTACTCGAAAGCGGAGCTCTGGTGGCGCGACGATCCCGGCCGCCGGCTGGTCATCGGGACCGAGCCGCCACACTGCGGCCAGATCACCAACGTGCTCTACCGCGCCGAGCTGCTCCGCCACTCGCTCTACGTTTTCGGCAACGACCGTACCGCCGACTGGGAGACGATCGCGCGCTGGCTGGCGGCCGGCGCGCGCTACGCCTTCCTCGACCGCGTCACCGTGACGCACAGGGTGGACCGATGACCGCGACGACGAACGACCCGCCGGCCGAAACCTGCTCGCGATGCTGGCGCGAGGTCACGCTGTTGAACCCGGGCTCTGACCGGCCGACATGTGTCGGCTGCGGCTACGTCCCGGAGGTCTGTCGATGCGCGACAACCGTGCGCTAGCGCATGTCGAGTACGAAGGCGATCTCCACGTTCTGGAATGGAGCGACGACGCGCCGATCATCGGCTTTCAGGTCGCTCCGTTCAACTGGCGGGTCCGTCGAGCGCGTGAAGCGAAAGGCTGGTCCCGTGCCGA